GATTTGGGCCGTGGGTAAAGCCGCAGGCGATGAGGGGGATTTTGTTGAAAACATAAAAACAAGACTTTCGGAGGCGGCTGTAGTAGTTGGCCCCCTGATCGCGGTTCTTGGTGTTCTCCTTGTAATCATGGGGAATATCTTAATGGGTATTTCCTTCATTATTGCAGGTGCGGCGATTTGGGCCGTGGGTAAAGCCGCAGGCGATGAGGGGGATTTTATACAAAATATCCTAACGAGATTGCAAGAGGCCGCAGAAGTTATTGGCCCATGGATTGCCATAATTGGCATAGTGCTCTTGGTTGCAGGTCAAATTGCCCTAGGAATCGGTTTAATTGTTCTTGGTATTGCGATCTTTGCATTTAGCAAGATGGAAATGGATGGCGGCGAATCGCTAATTGATACTATCGTTTCTGCACTGTCCGCGGCAATGGTAGAGATATCGCCGTACATTGCAATAATTGGCCTCGTTTTGATTCTGGTTCCAGGTATGCAGGGGATCGGCATTGCCTTGCTAGTTGCTGGAATTGGGTTGTTTATTGCTGGTACGGCATTAGCTGCATCCAATAGCACTGAAATGAAAAGTTGGGTTGAAGTGTTGCAGCTTGATCAGGTATCTCAGTGGGTATCTACGGCGCTCCTGCTCGCTGGTATTGCATTAGTGGCAATCGGAGCAATGACGCTTAATCCGTTTTTCTTGCTGGCTGGAATAGCCCTTTTAGGCGGTGGCGTTGCGCTCAAAGCATTAAACAGTAGCGGAAAAACAAGTAGCGGTTCCTTTTCAGCCAGATCCGGCTCAGGCCGAATGTCAGTACCAAGGCTTTCAATTGATGACGTTCCTGCCCTTGCAAAAGGCGCGGTCATACCGCCTAACAGAGAGTTCCTCGCCGTACTGGGAGATCAAAAGAGCGGGACAAATATAGAGGCTCCAACATCTGAGATTGAAGCCGCTGTTGCCCGTGGGATGCAGCGATATGGTGGTGGCGGCTCCAATATAGCTATCTTGGAAATCGACAAGCAGGTGCTTGGTCGCGTATCTTATCAAGCAACTCAGAGCGAAGTTCAGCGTATCGGCGTAAATTTGGTGGAGGGTTAAATGAGCTATATCAAATTGAACGGCATTGAGTTTGATGCAGATGTTGCAATTTCGACTTATAATCGAAGTTTCAATGTGCTAGATGGAGATAATGCTGGCCGAGTGCTTTCCGGTCGAATGATACGTGATGTTATTGGAACCTATCTTGGTCATAAGATTACAGTGTTTCGCAGAGGAGACAATTACGAAGGGTTGGATACCTTTTGGGACTATCTGTACCAACACTCAGTCGATGATAGCGTTATGTTGGAGGCAGCGGACGGACAGACAACCATCTCCTACGAGGCGTATTATACTAGCGCATCTCAAGACATGGAGAAGGTAGAAGGTAGCGTAAATTATTGGGGAGAAATAGAGGTAAGCTTTGTCCCGATAGACGCACAGGTCAAGCCGTAAAAAGTGAGGATAGGCGATGGCAAACAAAAACAAAATTGTGTATGGCGACAGAGTTTTTGAGGGCAACAAAATTAAAAGCGGAAATCTTCATATTGCAACATCTCTTCTATCTTCCTCTCTGGAAGCCAATACCTTATCAGTCGTAATTGAGACTGAGGACAGAACAATTACAGAGTTTGAGAGAAACGCTCCAATTGTTTATTTTTATGATGGCGTTCAGACCGGTGTGTTTTATGTGAAATCCATTGACCGGAATGGCCCTAATACATATAAGATATCTGCAACAAGCGCAATTGGGCTTTTATCTGAAAATCAGCATTATGGAGGAATCTACTCTGGAGAGACTGCATCCGAACTTCTTGCTTCCATATGCGGCACAATACCATACGAGATAAAAACAAATTTAGCAGACATAAAATTGTATGGTTGGTTACCTATCGCTACGGCAAGGGATAACTTGTCACAGGTTCTATTTGCAATTGGCGCAACTATTCGAACTGATCTAAATGGAGTTCTTCGGATTGCGGCCCTTTGGGATGGAATTAGCGGGAACCTTGGTTTAGACCGAATGTATCAGGGACCGAGCGTCACTAACGCGGCCAAAGTAACCCAAGTAATTGTTACAGAACACCAATATATAAAATCTGGTGAGTCATCCACACTTTTTGAAGGGTCCGTAGAAGAAGGGAAAATTGTTACATTTGATGATCCTATGTTTGGCTTGTCTGCATCTGGCTTTACTATTTTAGAGAGTGGGGCCAATTACGCGAAACTAACATCTGGGTCTGGTAAGCTTACTGGAACAAAGTATACGCACAACAAGAGCCAAATCATACGTGATATTGTTTCAGCCCAAGAGCCAAATGTAAAGAAGGTCGAAAATGCTACGTTGGTATCGCTCACAAACTCTGCGGCTGTCGCAGACCGGATGAAAAATTACTATAAGCATGCTCAATCTATCCAAGCACCAGTTGTCTATAAAGGGGAATCAACAGGGAACCGTGTGTTGACGTGGGACCCATATAACAAAGAGCCAGTTACGGCTTGCATTGAAAAAGAAGACATTACCATCTCAAACACATTAAAATCAAGTTCGGAGATGCTTGTTGGATATGTACCTTTGAAAATAGAACACACTGAAATACTTGAAAATAGAGTGATCCTTACCGGATCAGGTGAATGGACTGTCCCGGAAGGAACAACATATGTAAGAGTAGTTTTAATTGATGGAGGACAAGACGGACAGCCTGGCGGAGATGGAACTGTTGGTAATGTGGCACGTAGCGATAATGACATGGACATAACTAATAAAGACGCATCTGAAAACGAGGAAGTGTCCGCAACGGCAAATATATCGCTTAGGTCACAATCTGCTGGAGTTGGCGGAGATGCTGGGCTTGGAGGGTTAGGTGGAAGAATATTTCAATCCTCCCTAAATGTAGAAAGCGGTCAGACGATTTCTTACTCGTGCGGAACATCTACAAATTATGGTGAAGATAGCATTACGAAATTTGGCGAACTTTTGTCATCTAGCGGGAATCGGAATGAATTGGGCTATACGGATCCAATAACAGGGGAAACATATGCTGTTCCGGGTAAAGGTGGAGTTAACGGAGGAGATGGAGGCGGGCCTGGAGAACCAGGAGAAGACGCTGGTACTGCAAAGGGAGGGCAAGGTCTAAGCGGTAGAACAAGATCAGATAAAGATACATATTCTGGATCTTATGTAAGCGGAATTTGGTTTAGTTCGGAAGTAAATGGTAATGTAACCTTTGGAGATTCTGGAGGCGGTGGTGCTGGAGGGAATGGAGAAAATGGAACTAACTCTAGTGGGAGCACAAGTATCATTGTAAGATTTAACGACTCGAACGGGTCGTCAGGAGAAACTATAGCAACTTCATTGGGAGGGGGTTCTGGAGGAAACGGCGCAGACGGGCAAGATGGGCTTACATACGGATCTGGAGGAGATGGCGGAAGTGGTGGTGGCGGAGCCGGTGTATGTGGGGCGCTGAAAGTAACGACACATACCAAAACGAAATGGGAAAGAAGATCTGGTAGTACAGCGACTAGTTATGGATTGAGTGCAGTTGCGCGAGCGACCGCTTATGCCGCATCTAATATAAGGGGTGGAAGCGGAGGGAAAAAAGGGAATGGCGTACAAGGATGTATTATTTTGTATTATGGAGTTCCCCAAAAGATAGTCTCCGGCCCAGTGAAAGATAAAAATGGTCGCGTTGTTCTAGACAAGCTAGGCCGTCGGCTAATTGTGTGAGGTGAGAAAATGGAACTGACTCTGGAGGAGCGTGTAGCGGCACTTGAGCGGAAATTATCAGCCAGAGAAGCGGCAGAAGAACCAACCGAATACTACACCAGCAAATACAGCGGTGAGGAGATCGATGCCTTGTTGGGCTCCAGCACCCGCCGGAACCTGCTGGACAACTGGTACTTCGCCGGTGGCTCCCAGCAGGGCGGCGGGCAGTTCCCCATTAACCAGAGAGCCATCACATCTGTTAATGCGTCAAATAATCTGATAGACAGATGGAGAATTTATAGGTATGTATCTGGATCGGCAACGCTTACTCCTAATGGCATAAATCTTTCGGGTGATTTCGATTTCGGAGAGAGTATTGAGAGCGCCAGACTTCCTAATATACCAAATCTGCCTGTCACAATTTCTGCGTTGTTTAGTGATGGCAGTTTTGTATCAACAACATCTATACTCAGCAATAATGGGGATTCAGAATTTATAACGGTTCCCATCTCCTCTAATGCCTCGTTAGACTATACTCGCAACTGGCAAAGTGATATTGACCTCTTTGCTTTTTCCCTGAAAAGTAATGCAAGTATAATTCCAATCGCTGCAAAACTCGAACTTGGCTCCTCACAAACCCTCGCCTACAAGGACGAGGGAGGCAACTGGCAGCTCTATGAGACGCCGGATTATGCCGAGGAGCTAGCGAAATGCCAGAGGTATTTTCAACTTTACAGTGCGGCCGATAAACGACCAGCTAAAGCAGTGGATTGCCGCCCGACAATGCGCATTGACCCGACGCAAGGTCAACTCCAAATCAACGCACAAACCCTATATTATAATTCCGCGGAACTATAAGGGAGTACATTATGGCCGAAATGACACCTGACCTAAACTATATTGTTTATGTCCAAACCGATAGACATAACCGCATCACCGCCGTCAATTCCTCCGCCTTTGTGAGCGGGGATTGGGGCACGGAGATTGACCGAGGTTACGGAGACAAATACCACCACGCTCAAGGTCACTACTTCCCGCGGCCCATCTACACCGAGGACGGCATCCCCCGGTACAAGCTGGAGGACGGCAAAGTGACAGAACGGTTGATGAACGGGGGCGAAACATAATGCTCATCATGACGGATTGGTATATCTGTACCCCGCCTAAATTTTGCCTCGGGTTTGAGGGCGACAATGAGGTTGTAGCCCTCGAAATCTCCACCGACCTCACAGACGAGTGGGACTTAAAGGTGGATGTGGAGAAGAGCGGTCAGAAGAATATTATCCAGCTCCAGCGCGTCGGGCAAGTGTACTCCGCCTTGCTGACGGCCTCCGTGCTGGCTGATGACGGCCAGTATTTAATGCAAGTCAGAGGCACCCTCGGGGAGCAGGTGCGGCACAGTAATATATTCTACGCAACGGTTCATGACTCCATTAACGCCGTAGACGCTTTCCCACCTCCTCTACCATCCGAATTTGAGCAGATGGAGGAGCGCATTACAGACCTAAACCAGCATCCCCCGAGGCCCGGCCTGGATGGATTTTGGGAGATTTGGAACCCGGACAGTGGACAGTATGAGGCGTCGGATATCCCGCTGCCTGCTGGCGGAGGGGGAGGAACTGCCTGCGGGACGCATCCTCAACGACGAAGGCCAGCTCTACCGGGTGGTGCAGGCGGTAACGCCTCAAGAGGAGATGCCCCCGCACGACGACGGCATGCTCGCCATCTACCGGCCCATTGACCGTGAGCACGCGGGCACAGTGGACGACCCCATCCCGTGGGTGTACGGCATGGACTGTCATGCGGGTAAGCACTACAGCTACAACGGCAAGGTCTACAAGGTGGCAGAGGGCGGGGACATGATTCCCTGCACGTGGGCCCCGGATACCCCGGATATGTGGCAA